AGCAGGGCTTGGATGTGGATGTCTTGGGCAGTCTTAATAAACTGCACCATCTGGTCACGGTCTACGTTACCAGAGATACCCGTGCGCTTCACGATGTCATCAGGAGATACAAAAAGGGCGTATGCCATAACTAATAAACCTCAAGAATCAGATGTTGCGACTATTTGGGAATCCCGTGTTCACGGGCGTACTCAGCGGTGTACCCTTGATAGTCCGACTCGATGGGTGCAATAGCAACCGCCTTAGCGTTCTTGGGTAGCTTGAAGCCCTGACGGACTGCCTCGTTTACGTTGATGATGTCGGTGCCATTGAGCGTACCGCCTCCGTAAATCTTGCCGTCTTTGGTTAGTTTCTTGCGGTATACCCTGCGCTCCCAGCGATGGTAGCAGTTAGCACCACCCTTGTAGAGCCATACGCTATACGACTTTCCTTGCGCCTCTGCGCCTCCGTTAGAGCTGAGCTGCTCGATGTCCTCCTTGCGGTATACACGGGCTGCACTCATCAGCGTAGAGCATAGCACACGGCTTGAGCCGTTAGGGCTTCTGCGGGTACCGATGGTGTAGAAGTAGCGTACCTTGTAACGCTCCGTATCTTGCTCGCTCTTATCCTGAGCAGCTAGTTCGGTGCGTGAGTTGAGGTATGCCTCTACATCGTACTCCGCCTCCTCATCATCGACAAGCTCAGCATCGACCATCTCAAACTCTTTGAGTAGGTCTTCTTCACTTTCTCCAATCTCTTGGAGCTTGGCTACCAATTCAGCAGCAAGCTCCTCCTGAAGAAAAGGGCGGCTATCCCCTCCTCCTTTCTGTGCTTTCATCTGCGTGATTACCGCTGATGAGTTACCTACAAAAAGGGCCTGTGCAACCTCTGGCTCAAACTGAAGCATCTGAACAAGGAACGTGATGGCTTGGTCTTGTGTAAGGACTCCCTCGCTCACGGCACGCATAATATCCAACGAGCTTGCAATCTGCGCTCCGTTGTACGATGCCTCCTTCTGGATGAGTTCTTCCTGTACGTCTCCAGCGGGGGTGTCTACAACGACCTCCGTAGATACTTCATCGCCTACCTCTTTGACATCTGCAAACTCAGCAGGAGTCAAAGTCTTAAAGTAGAGGTCTAGGTTGACCTTGTTGTAGGCAAGCAGTTTGTCAATGCCACTTGCAAGCTCCTCCTGCTTTGGGCGGATTACCGCATTATCCAACAGGTTGTATGCGTTCTTAATCTCATCGGCATTGTTACCCAGTCCAGTGTTGTCCTTTACTCCAAACAGCATCGGTGAGGTGATGCGGTGGGCTACTAGAATCTTGCTCGTTGATTCCTTTGAAAGGAACTCGTACTGAAGGTGGGCATCTGAAAGGCTCACGGGTTCCACCGTAGCAGCTTTCTGGCTATCATCGTTGAAGGCCAAGATGTACTTGCCTGCATTGTTGCTACCACTCCACTTCTGCTTGATGGCGAAGTCGATATTATCCTGCTCCTCTTGCGGTGGGATGCCGTTATTGAAGTTGATAATCATAGACGGAGCGAGTCCGTTCTTGATATTGTTGATGTGGTAGTTGGCAATCTCTTGCTCCATCTCTGCGTATGGAAGCCCGCCTTGATAGTCAACGGGGGAGTAGTAGTACGAGCCGCTGCGATAGGGGCGCATATAGAGGATTTCTACCTTCTCGCCTGCTGCTCCGTACCCAAAGGCAGGGATGCGCTCTGCTTGCGTCTTATTACGCACCTTAGTCCAATCGTAGGCGTAGTAGTATGCTTCAATATCACCCTCCTCGTTGCACTTCTCAGCACGCAAGGTCTCGACAGGCATATGGTATACCTCTGCAATCTTGCTCTTATCAGCGGTGTAGATTACTTGGAATGCTGCGTTGCCAAGCATATAGAAGTCATTAACCACACGCTTGAGCTGCTCAGGTTGGATGAGTCGCTTCAACTCCAAATATCCCGCAGGGTTTTCGGCAGGGTCTACCGCATCAATACCCTTGCCGTAAATCATATCGATGATTCCCGTGATGACGGCATTGTTGGTAGGGCTGGCGTTGTATAGGTCGATGAGGTAACCGAAGAAGTCATTGTCATCACCATACTCAACCCAACTCAAGCGAGGGTTCTCGCTCACTTGTGGCGTGGTGTATGATGCCAGATTAAGAAGGCGGATATTACTCTCCATAAATTACAAAGTCATTGTTCATTGTGCGCTCGGTAGTTTGCAGCACGGGTTGGTAGGTTCCGATGGTCTGACCGCTGGGTAGCATATAAATCTTGTCAATAGCCAAGACCTTTGCATCATCTGCTCCAAGTGCGGTGAGTTCATTCGTAACGCAAGTTAGTGATTCTATCGTACCTGAATCTGCAATTACTCGGTCTTCGTATTCGTTTGCGACTCCTGCTGCGTAGCGTTGGTCTTCGAGGCGCATCACATACGGCACCTCTTGGTCTAGGTTTGCGCTATTGTATTCAAACGTCAGCTCTCTGGTGTCCTCATCAAACGATGGGTCTACGAGCGTGTACGTGATGACTTCCCGTGTATCCTTGTTTATGAATTTGGCTTGGATTCGCCAGTAGTCTCCGTAGTTTGTGAGGTCATCATTGCCGTACTTCCAGTCACGGATGGGCAAAGTGATGTCCTGCTGGGCATTATATGATAGGAAAATCATACCTAAATAACCCCAAGTGGGTGCAAAGTGGGGAATGAGTCAAAAGAAAAAGGGGGCCGAAGCCCCCCAATCCATCCTAAATACGTCCTGCTCCGTTCAGCAGTACGATGCGAATATACGAATTATCCTCGTACGATTACAGGCTTAGTTCCAGCAAGCCCAGCAAATGGGTCATTAGGAATTGCTCCTTTAAGGAAGTTAGCTGGAGTACGCTCTTGGCCCGTGAGGGTTACGTTGTATCCAGTAAGGTCTCCCATAGCTGCACCAGTTACGATAGAGCCTCCTGTGACCTCTGAGCCGTGTTCTAAGCCCATTACCCAAGAGTTACCATTGTTGTCCTCTACGACAACGATAGGCTTCGCCCAAGAGAGTAATTTGATTTGCTTAGTGGTAGCGGCATCTTGCTTCTTGAGTACGATGTTTAACACCTGCTCGAAGAAGGTTGTGCCGTTGTCACGGCTAGAGTTGATAGCCTGCTCGAAGTTTGAAGTTCCCTTCAATTCGTAGGCAAATGCTGAAATTGCAGTGACGGCAGTAGCAAGCTGGCTGATGACGTCCGTGTTGGCGGTGTCATAGGCAACTGCTGCGATGTCAATAGAGTTGATGAAGTAAACGTAGTTGAGTCCGCCTACTTGGTCTTTACAAGGCTCAATGCGGCCTAAGGTGAGTGTACAAGCCATTTCTTTTATTTGGAATTAAAAAAGGGGGCGAGGGCAAAGCCCAGCCCCCCTCATTGTTTAATCAGTCAGTGAATTAGGCGTAGTAAACGATGTCAGCACCGAAGCCGATTTGAACACCAGCCGTAAAGCGCATAATGAAACGGACGTTTTTGCTTCCGTCTAAGTCGCTCATATCGAGAACCTTGACTTCCTGAGAATCGTTCAAAAGCCCGCAGCCGAAGTACAGGTTAGACTTCTGAGCCAAGACCATCTTGTTGCTTCCCAAGCCAGGAGCGTGGAATACGCTCACGCCATCGAAGGTCAGGTCTTGGTTAGCGTACCAAAGGTTACCCTTGCTCTCAACACCAGCAGCACCCAAGCCAGAAGCTCCGAAACCGCCAAGACTACGGATGTAGGCCTTGAATACGTTAGTAGAAACGTAAAGCTTCAAGTCGTCCTTACCGAATACTGCGTTAGGAGCAGCATCCATAACCTTGCCCATCTCGGTGATTACGTTAGCAGCGGTGATACCACCCGTAGCAGCAGTCACATCGATAACGGTAGTATCAGCAGCAAGCAGAGTTTGGAATCCGTTGAACTCACCAGCGTTGCCAGTTGAACCAGTCCAGATTTTGCTCTCAACCCACTCAGCTACTTTAGCAGCGTTGTAACCGATGAAGTAGTCAACGAATGAAGTAGGAAGTTGGTCAAACGCAGAGTAGCCCATTTGGATAGCCTCCCAGTCAGATTCGAAGTCGCTCTTGCAAAGCTCCAAATTCACCTGAAGGAACTCAGGCTGAAGGATAGCTTCAGTCAAAGTCAAGGTAGAAGTGTCGGTAAAGTCGCAAGTTTGGTCTTTAACGATGTCGTTCAAAGAAACCTTTTTCAGGACTTCTTTGTACTTGATATTCGGCTTAACGGTGATACCGCCCTTAGCGATGGTGTCACCAGACAAGAGGGCAGCAGAGATGTATTTTCCTGCAAACTCACCTGCGTAAGTAGTAGTGATTGAAGTGGTCGTTGCCATTTTAATCTATTTAATTTATTGGAAAAGTTTAGAAAACACTCGGTCTTTAGTATTTGAAACACGCTCTGCACCGATGTGAAATTTCAGTTCGTGCTTTTTCTCTACGGGAGCAGCAACGATGGGCTTCTGTGCAGCCATAGCTACCTCAACCTCACCTTCGATGTCCTCATCAACGACTGGCATCTCTGCCATCTTTTGTTTCATCATTTCGACCTCCTCACGCAGTCCTTCTACAAGGCCTACAAGGTCAGCAATGGTCATTTCTGGAGCGACCTCCTCAGCGGCCTCTACCTCTACTTCGATGGTTGCTTCTTCAGCAGCCTCTTTGATTTCCTTGATGATGCCTTCTTCTTCGATTACGAGGATGCGGCCATCTTCAAGTTTATGCTCGCCAACAGGTGCAGCGATTTTCTCGCCATCACCTCCAACGAGGAATACGTTAGCACCAGCCTCAAACACTTCGGCCTCAACCATAGTGCCATCAGCAAGTGACATAGAAGCCAGCTCCACCTTCTCTGGGGTGAGAGCCAACTCGATTTTCTTGAATACGTCTTGCAGATTCATACCTAAAAAATTGTTATTAGTTAAATTGGGTATTTTACTCCTGCGCTTTGCCACCGATGAATCCTATGCCTTGTGCTTGCATATCGTTCTTGTCGCAGCATCTGCGAGAGTAAGTTTTGCCATCAGGGCATAGGCATCCTCTGGTGGAGTTCTGTGGTACGGGGGGCTTTGGCCCCTGATTGAAACCCTTCATATTTTACCGAGTTCTTTAAGTTTAGATTCTGCCCAACGCTTGCCAGCAAGACCACCCCATAGCAGGTATGAGATAGTGCCACACGCTTCCGTATCGGATTCGTTGTAGTATTCTTCGGCTCTTGATAGGTACGAGTGCATCCGTGAGATGGTCTCTACCGACAAGGGCTTGCCCTGTGCGAGCTGCTGCGCTCGTATCTTGCCCACAGGAGTAGCACACTTGTTGCCGTTCTTCTCATTCAACTCAATGCCCCTCTGGGCGTTGTTGCTCACCGCATTGGGATAGTCAGCATACGACTCCATCTCCAACCGCTTGCCACTCTTTCTGCGCTTGTCTTCTTTGATGATGGCACGCACGCTGCCTAAAATGTACTGCTCTGCGATATGCTCCGCCTCTGCCATCTCGATTTGAGCGAGGGCATCTTGCAGGTCTTCGGCACGAACCGACTCACGCTGGGCAAACCATCCCTCAATCGAGAAGCCTTTGACCTTACCCTCTTTGACGTACTCTGTCCAGATGGATTCATTGTTCACCTTCATCATCACAACCCAAGTACCAACGGGGTACTCTAGGCCGTAGGCACGGCTCTTGTCGTTGTTC